AATTATTTAACAACATATACGTATCTCATAACAATTCTTCACCAAATGATCCCTCAGCTCAACCAACAAACTTGAGAGTGCCTATTACATACACATCTCAAGAAAAATTTATTCAAAGACTTTTGAGTCCATCTTCTATTACTGATGGGACAAGAATTGAAAATCAATTACCTAGAATAAGCTATCAAATAAACAGCATAGCACCAGATCCTTCTAGAAGAAGAAGCAGATTTGTTCCTTCGACTAGATTTACACCAATAGGCTCATCTAACTGCACATCATTAGGAAATGAAATTGCAAATGAACAACCTGTAAATATTGCAATAAATTTATTCGTGTATACAAGACATATTGATGATATGTTGCAAATTGTTGAGCAAATTCTACCTTTCTTTGTACCAGATCATATCATCAAACTTGAATTAGTGGATAATGCACCTTCGTACAATATTCCAATAATAATGGTATCAAATAATATAACTGACAGATATGAGGGTGATTTTAACAGCCGAAGAATACATATTGCTTCTTTTAATTTTTTGGCTAAATCTTATATTTTTGGACCAACAAATTCTGTAACAGGAATTACTGGTTCAAGTGGAACAATTGTTTTTGAATAATATGAATATTAATAAAAATCTTGCAAAACTTTTTTCTGTACCAGAGCCAAATTCTGAAAATAGCATTCAAAAAAATACCAATACAGGTGGTACATTTGATTCACAAAATTTTCAAAAAGACTATTCATTTGTTCAACAAAATTTAAAAGACTTAATCGGTAGTGGTAATGTAGCACTTGAAAGCGCTCTAAAGGTTGCAACTGAATCCGACAGCCCAAGAGCATTTGAAGTTGTTGCAATACTGTTAAAAACTATGGCTGATTTGAATAATAATGTTTTGGACGTACACAAAAAAGCCAAGGATACAACTGGCTCAAAAGTTGAAGTAAAGCAAACAAACAATTCAGTGTTTGTTGGTTCTACAAAAGAACTCCAAAATTTAATAAACAAAGAAAGAAGCACAGAAAAAGATGTTGTGGAAGGAGAAATTGTGAATGAGTCTAAACAACAATAACCAAGGTTACAGAAATAACCCTAAACTAAAACCACCTGGTGTAGAAATGCAATACACCAAGGAAGAGCTTGAAGAATACATTCGATGCTCTAAAGATCCTGTTTATTTTTGTGAAAAATACATTAAAGTAAAAACCTTGGACAAGGGTGTTGTTCCATTTAAACTTTATGATTATCAAAAAAGGTTTATAGAAGAGCTACATAAAAATAGGTTTGTGATATCAAAATGGCCTCGCCAATGTGGTAAGTCTACCTGCGTTACAAGTTATATCTGTCATTACATAACATTTAATCAAAGCGTAAATGTTGCAATTTTGGCAAATAGATTAAAAACAGCAAAAGAAGAACTATTTACAAAACTTCAGTTAGCTTACGAAAATTTACCTCATTTTTTACAACAAGGTGTAAAAGAATGGAATAAAACAAGTTTTGTGTTGGAAAATGGTTCTAGAGCAATGTGTGATGCTACTTCGTCTACGGCTATTCGTGGTGGTTCATATAATTTACTATTATTAGACGAATATGCATTCTTGCCAAGCCATGTTGCTGAAGATTTTTATACTGCAACATATCCAACAATTTCTGCTGGTACTACAACAAAATTAATAATTGTTTCAACTCCAAATGGAATGAATCACTTCCATAAGCTTTGGGTTGATGCAATGCGACCTGCAGACCACAAATTAAAAAATAAATTCGTCCCTGTTGAAGTTAGTTGGCAAGAAACTCCAATAAGTCCCGGAAGCCCTAAACTAAGAAATGAAGAATGGGCAAAAGAACAAATAGCAAATACTAGTCCTGAGCAGTTCGAACAGGAATATGGTTGTAGTTTTTTAGGTTCTTCCAATACGTTGATTTCAACGTCAAAACTCAGTGTTCTTGCCCCTGAAGAATTTTTGGAAGAAGACAAAGAAGGTTTGAGAATTTTTGAAAAACCAAATAAAGAAAAAATATATTTTATATTGGCCGATGTGTCCAGAGGTCAGGGATCAGATTACTCTGCATTTTTGGTTGTCGATGGTTCAAGCTCTCCATACAAAGTTGTGGCATCTTATAAAAATAATACAATAAGTCCTTTTAACTTTCCTACTATATTAAAAAAAGTAGGAGAGAAATATGAAAATGCGTATGTTCTTGTAGAAACAAATGACATTGGTGGTCAAGTTTCCTCAATTCTTTATAATGATTTAGGTTATGAAAACGTGTTAATGACTCGTATGATGGGAAGAAAGGGACAAATTTTATCACAAGGATTTGCTTCAAATAGAAGCGAAATGGGGTTACGAACTACAACACAAACCAAAAAAATTGGTTGTGCCATCCTTAAAAGACTTGTCGAAGAAGACAAAATTTTGTTAAATGATGAAAGAATTATACAAGAATTGTTTACATTTGTGTCCAAAGCAAACACATATAGGGCAGAAGAAGGATATAACGATGATCTTGTGATGTGTTTGGTTTTCTTTTCATGGCTGTCTCGTCAGGAATATTATGCAGATTTAATTGAAACTGCAAAAATGAATTATGAGGAAGCAAAAAAACCTGAAGATGATAATGTTTTGTTTATGCTAGATCAAAATACAAATTTTGATGATAATGAGCCATTTTCTCAAGGAGGTGTGGTTTGGTATCCTGCGTAAATTATAAATATTTCAGACAAAAGGTAAAAAATGGCATATTCACTCAACTCATTCCTTAGCTCTAACCAATATACCAGAGAAAATATTTCTGTTCCATTTGTTGGTGCTATGTTGGCAGGAACAGCATATCTTGCACCAACATTTACAAATGATGGTGTTACAGCTGATCCCGGTGGTCTTTTTGGGTGGTTGATTTATTCTAGAACAACTGAAAGCTTGGGTGCTGCTGGTGTAAAAGGAACTACAGCCGATACTTACATTTTATACAATAACCCAAGTGACTTAGTTCAAGACTTGAATCGTTTGGGTGGCATAACATCTTGCCTTTTAGCTACCAGCCCCGGCGGTACTTATGCATTCTTCCTTGATAATGGCTCTAGTAATCTAATTCCTACCACAAATGGGTTAAATTTTATTCATGCAATTAATTACATGGCATACGGTGGTAGCTTGGTTATTGCAGGGACGGTTAATGGATTTAATGACTATTTAAGTTCTGATGCATCTAATAGATTTGACGTTGGTATAGACCCCAATTTGTCTGCTGATATAAAAAATTGGATTGTTTCTCAACCATATACAATAGGAATATTTCCTTCTCAGGCAGATGCAGGTATTACAGGATTGGGATACACTTTAGGAGATTTTTCATCAGTAGGTTCTACTAATGGAATTAGATTCTTTAGTGTTTATGGACTAAAACGACCATCAACAGATCTAGATACTTCACCATTAAAGGCAAATAGCAAGGTTACTTATGAAATTCCCGCTGTTTCTGATGTTGCGGGATTCTTTACAAGAGCAAAAAATGTAAATGAACTTTACATTACTGTTGCAGGACTGGAAAGATCTACACTTTTAAATGGAAAAGTAGAACCAACTGTATTGTGGGAAAGTTCTTTGAAATCTGTTCTTAGAACAAATAAAGTAAATTTCTTTGTTACAAATAATCCTTCATTCTTGGGATCTGATTTAGTTGGAGTTACTGCCTCAACTGGTGCTTTAACTTCCAATGATAGAGTTGGTCCAGCAGCACTTTATTCGGAAATAAATAAATTAGTAAATCAAATTGGTTTGCAATATATATTCCAGATCAATAATGCTACTACAAGAAGCCAGGTTTCCAGTGCTATAGAAACTGGTTTAGACCAATATGCATCTTTCTTGGATACAACAAAAACACAGATTATATGTGATAATAGAAATAACGTAGACAACAGCTCAACTTTATCCATACAAGTTATTGCCAAGCCAATAGTTTCTACAGAAACTTATGTAATTAACTTTACCTACACCAGCTAATGACACATACAATCTCAAATTTTAAGAATAGTTTTAATGGTGGTACCAGAAGCAATAGGTTTACCGTTTATCCTACTTGGCCATCTGGGATAAGTACATCAAACAGAGATGCTACTTTTAAAATTGTGTCGGCAACTCTCCCAACATTAACCGTAAACAGCATTAGTATTCCTTACAGAGGACGCTTAGTAAATTTTGCTGGTGATCGTCAATATAGTCCTTGGGTTGTTGGGGTTTATGATGACTCCAACAGTCAAAATTTGTGGAGAGCTTTTCATGTCTGGAAAGAAAGATTGGACGGCCACCAAACACACAAAGTTGCAAACAACGATTTTGCATATACAAATTTACAAACCACGTGGAGAATAGAACAACTAGATGCAAATGGTGCCAATGTTCTTCGGCATATCTATCTTTATAAATGTTGGCCAAGTGTTGTTGGTGAAATTGGATTAAATATGGGAGAGAACAATTTAGTTTCTTTTTCAGTTACACTGACATTTGACCACGTAAAGATAGATAGGTACTAAAATGAGTAATTTTTTAAATACCTTTAAAACAAATTTCAACGGTGGTTCTAGAGCAAACAGATTTTTGGTTGAGGGTGCAATTCCTCTTTCTACAGGTGGAAATAGTAGATTTACTCCATTTCATATCAGGTCAACAATTCTTCCTCAAGTAATGTCAACTACTTTGACTTATGATTTTATGGGAAGAAAATTTCATTATCCCGGTGAAAAACAATACTCT